TGGCACTACTATAGGAACATTTGTTTCTGATGAAGATTGGATGAATGGATGGAACCAACAATTAGTACCTTACCAAGATAGTATAGGAGCTCCTGTAAACTACATTTTAGATCTTGCTGGTGTTGCTTCAGACAACGGTGCTGGATGTTGTACTAGCATTCCATGGCAAACAGCTCATATTCCTAGTACATGGACTCCTTCAGGATGTTGGAGATTATGTAGCACTAATGCATTTGTACAAGCGCCTGCGTTACCAGTGCTTAATCAATTACCTATTAATAAAGGTGGTGTTTTAAGTAATGCTGCTGCTGGAATAAATAGAGCAGATGCTAGTATAATCTCATAATAAAAAAGCTAGATTAAGAAGAAGCCGGCCTTAGTGCCGGTTTTCTTTTGCACCATAATTATTTAAAACTTGTTAGGTTTAAACTTTATTATTACCTTTACACTATAAACATTTAAAACCAATAGTTATGGCTGATGAAACGGCAACAAAAGAAACAGTAGATACTACTGCTAAGAACCAACCTACTGAAAAAGAGATGTTGGCAAAAAGAAAAGAGGCAATCAAGAACATTGAGAAAGACCTCCCTGAGCTTAGAGTTCAAGCTGAGTATGAAGAACTGATTACTAAGATTGAAATTGCAAGATTTGAAAGAATTCAAATTAGCATGCAGATGGCTCAAATGATGGCCCCACCTCCAGGAGGAGCAAATGGCAATCAACCTCAAGAACGTAAACTTAAAGTAACAGAATAATGAATGCAGAAGAATTAGCAAAAGGCCTTTCCTATGATAGGATCAAAGAGGTCGTTGAATCAAAGGGTTATGAATTCTTTGATGATGGAGAATTTAATCTTAATCTAGGAGGGATCCGCTGTACAGTAGACACCAATTTATTTGATGATCTATTGTATTGTGCATACAAAGAGAATGGTCAGAAGATCGTTAAAGTATGGCCAGCAACTACAGATCCTGGAGCTCATTGGTTAAAGAATCCTTTGAATAAGAAAGGAACTGCTATACTTGTCCCAGGACAATATCGCGGTGTCTATAAGATTGACAACCATGGTAAATCTGGCTACAAAGCTTTATGCCAAAGAGCTGGTAAGGTCAAAGTATACAGAGATGGAGATAAAGATCTAAACCATGATATGGATCCGGCAACAGAAGAGAATGGATACTTTGGTATCAATATTCACAGATCTAATCCTTTTAAGAAAAGTTATCAGATTGACAAATGGAGCGCAGGCTGCCAAGTCCACTCTGATGTAGACAATTTCTTTGAGATGATGAGACTTGCTCAGATTAGTGAAGATATTCATGGGGATACTTTCACTTACACGCTTTTTGAAATTAAAGATTTCACAGAGCCTATCGCTAAGCCAGAACCTGTTGTGGCAGCACCGGTTATAGAAGCTCCTGTAAAAGAAGCTCCTAAAGCTACACCTGCTCCTAAAAAGGCACCAGCTACACCTACGGTTAAAAAGCCTGTAGTTAAAAAGCCTGTTGCAAAAAAAGCAGCAGCGCCAGCGAAAAAAGCAGCAGCTAAAAAAGCAACCCCAAAGAAAAAAGTGGTGGCTAAGAAAGCAGCTAAAAAAGCGCCGGCTAAGAAGACCCCTAGTAAAAAGGGATCTAAGAAGTAAAGATTATTTAAAAAACCAACATGTCATCAGTAGTAAACCAAGTTCAGAAGAAGGGCTATATGGGGCAATGGGATATTGTGAAATTCCAAATTGCTATATATTGCCACTTCAATAAAATCAATGTATCAGATTCTGATCTTGATTGCTTGACGCTGCTTGCTATTAATGGTGAATCTGAACTTACTAGTTTCTGTAATGCGGCTTGCTCAGAGGATAATAGGGATAGGGATCCTGAAACATCCATGAGTAAAGAAATTTTCTCAAGCCCTCAATCAGTCCGTAATTGTATAAATAAAGCGGAGAATAAAAAGCTGATTGATAAGTTAGGAACCAGTAAGAAAAAGATTGCTGTTAGTAAAACCATGAAGGTTCAGACTGAAGGTAATATCCTTCTAGATATTAAGTTATTAAGAAAGGATGGTACCTAAAAAAGCTAAGGATTTCACCGAAGCCACTTCTGAACAAATGGAGTTGCCTCTACAACTAGTAGAGAACATAGCAAGTTTCTATTGGTCAGCCGTAAGGAGAGCTCTCACAAATTTAGAGGGCTCTTCTATTACAATAGCGAACCTTTGTACATTTAAGATTAAACCTACAATGTTACCAAAGCGTTTGGCCAAGTATCAGAGTTACATTGATAACTTACCACTAGGCAACATGACTTTTCAAAAGCATGCAATCTATGATATAGCTAAAGACCGAGCAGAAAAGTTAAAAGCAATTAAGGAAGAAATGGATACTGAGAGAGAAAAAAAAGAAGAAGTTAAAAAGAAAAGACAAGCCTATGTCGCTAATAAGAGTATGGAAAAATAAAGGTAAGATCTTAGAAGGTATTAGAAACAAGCTGTTCCTGAAAGCAGATGTTGAAGTGATTCATGATGAGAGAATGGCAATCTGTAAAGTTTGTCCTGACTTTGATGGAGTAGGTGATAAATGTTATATAACTGGAACGCAACCCTGTTGTGCACAATGTGGTTGTAGCCTAGCAATAAAACTCAGATCCTTGTCCTCCGGTTGTGGGAATGAGGAAGAACCTAGATGGGATCCAGTCCTAGATGAAGATGAAGAAGAGATGCTAAATGATCAATTAGAATTAGAATAATATGAGCTTAACATTTAAAGAAGAAGGACACAAATACGAGAGTATTGATCCAGAAGATCAAGTAGAGTGGTTAAGTGTTACAAGCTTTGTTGCACAGTTCAAACAACCGTTTGATCCAGACCAGGCCTATAAGTCAGTTAAGAACAAGAAGTCACCCTGGTATGACATGGATCCGGAACATGTTAAGGCCATATGGAAAGGAGAATCAGATAGAGCTACAGGTTTAGGAACATACTATCATAACCAAAGAGAGACAGACCTTACTGAGTGCAAGACGCTGACTAGAGAAGGTATAGAAATTCCGGTTGTTATTCCGGTTGTAGAAGATGGTGTAAAGTACGCACCACCTCAGAGACTTACAGATGGGGTTTATCCTGAACACTTCGCGTACTTGAGATCTGCAGAAATCTGTGGTCAAGCTGATTATATTGAAGTTGTAAATGGAGTAGTTAATATCATAGACTATAAGACCAATAAAGAGATTAAGACTAAGGGACACAAGAATTGGAAAGGAGAAGTATCCAAGATGAATTCACCAGTATCACACCTTGATGATTGTCATATTAATCATTACAATCTTCAATTGAGCCTTTACATGTATATGATCTTAAAGCACAACCCTAGATTGAAAGCAGGGAAGCTTATAGTACATCATGTTATCTTTGAGAAAATTAGAAATGATAAGTATGGATATCCAGTTACTCTATACAATGATAATGGAGACCCTGTTGTTAAAGAAGTAGTTCCATATGAGATGGATTATATGAAGGAAGAAGTAATCTCTATGATCAACTGGTTACATGATAACCGGGATAATCTAAAAGCTAAATCATGATTGTAAAACTATTTGACTTTGAGAACGGGCAGATCAAGCCTTCAGAACACTGCTATGTTTTAAAGTGGCTTAGTGATATCATGGATGAGTATAAAGATGATGAAGAGTATCTTAAAGTATACGCGTTCCTATTCTATATGACCTGCCCTAATCCGGATCTCAATCCTTATTTCCACTATCAGGAAAGTAACAAGGAAGAAGATATACTAAAGGATATTGATGCCAATTTCTCTCCAGAGGAGAATCTAATAGTTAGAGCTTTAGAGCGTTGTGGTAAGATGTATGAAACACCTACATCCAGAGCTTATTATGGGATTGCAGGTATGTTAGATAAACTAGCTCTTTATATGAGAGTTACAAGTATAGCAGATGGTAGGGATGGAAACATAACCGGTATAATCTCCGCGGCCAAAAACTTTGATCAAATAAGAAACTCTTTCAAAGGAGCTTACAAAGATTTACAAGAAGAGCAACAATCCCGTAACCGTGGTGGTAAAGGGTTAGCATATGATCAATAATGTATAGCGAACACGCATATCCAATAAAGATACCCACATGGGAAAATGAGGAATGGAGTACAACTGTGTTCAATACTCAGGTTGAATTTAGAGAACATATATTAACTCTATTTAAAGAACCTGGTCAATATGAATTTGATGAGCACATTAGGATCTTTAATGAACAAGCACTTGTTTATAACTCTAAAGAATATTATTGTACAGCTCCGTTTAAAAGTAGAGACTACCTTACTTATTGGGATGATCAGAAGGATAAGAACCGGATGGGTGTCATTATTAAGGGAAACAATAAAGAGTGGTATGTTACCCGCGATTACTACATGTGGATAAACTTTCTACCAATCTTTGATAAGGAGTTAAATGATTATCTATTTCCAAGAATTTGGGATGTTCAGTATCATATGGCACTCTATGAGTGTTTGGCTGAACTCTTTAATAAACATGCTGCTATTCTTAAAAAAAGACAGATAGCCTCTTCGTATTTCCATTGTGCAAAGCTTATCAATCAATACTGGTTTGAAAAAGGAGCTAAGCTTAAAATGGGAGCTTCACTTAAGGATTATATCAATGAGAAAGGATCCTGGAAAATGATTCAAGAGTATAGTGATTTCTTGAATGAGCACACTGCCTGGTATAGACCTCATAATCCAGCAAAGGTTATGGACTGGGAACAAAAGATCCAGACAACAACACCAAATGGTAGAGAAACCCATACTGGACTTAAGAGTATGATTACAGGAATGTCGTTTGAAAAGAATGCTACAGCAGGTGTAGGTGGACCATGTAGATACTTCTTCCACGAAGAGGCAGGTGTTGCACCTAAGATGGGAACAACATATGAATACATGAGACCAGCACTTCACTCAGGAATGGTAACAACTGGAATGTTTATTGCAGCAGGATCTGTAGGCGATCTTGAACAATGTGAGCCTCTAAAAGAATTTGTGATGAATCCTGAGGATAATGATATCTATCCTGTTGAATCTAATTTAATAGATGATAAAGGAACCTGGGGTAAACACGGATTATTCATTCCTGAACAATGGTCTATGCCTCCATGCATTGATGAGTTTGGAAATTCTCAAGTAGAAGAAGCATTGGAAATGATCCGGATCCAGAGGATTGAATGGAAGAAAAAACTAAAACCTGATAAGTATCAATTAAGAATTTCTCAAAAACCAACAAATATAATGGAAGCCTTTGCTTATAGAAAGGCTTCCGTTTTTCCACTACATCATGTTACAGAACAGCAGAGGCGCATTGAAGAGAAAGAATATGCTTATGAATTTCTAGATATCTTTCCAGACAAAGATGGTAAGCCTGATGTAAAGGAGACTAAGAAGCTTCCTATTATAGAATTTCCGGTTTCTAAGAAGACTGAAGATAAGACTGGAACTCTAGTGGTGTGGGAACGTCCTCAAAAGAATGCCCCCTGGGGAACTTACTATGCTGGAATTGACCCCGTGTCTGAAGGTAAAACTACTACTTCAGATTCTCTATGCTCAATTTATGTTTACAAAAATCCAGTAGAAGTTAGTAGAGAAAATGAAAATGGAGATATAGAAACTTTCATTGAAAGAGATAAGATTGTAGCAGCCTGGTGTGGAAGATTTGATGATATCAGGAAAACACATGAACGTTTAGAGTTAATCATTGAGTGGTACAATGCATGGACTGTGATAGAGAATAA